TTAGGAGGAACCCAGCCCGTCAGCGCCTGCTCAATCCGCTAACAACCCAGCCCACACCTGCCCTCGCCCAGCCAGCGCACCGCATACGTGCAACCAGGGGGCTCACCTGGCCACCACCTGCAACCACCGGGCCTGCCCAGCCCACCACCTGCCAGCCCCCAGCCATCACCAACGCACTGCCCCACCACCCCACCACTGCACACCTCACGCCCACCCACCGCCCCCAGCCAGCTCAGGGCAAAACGAAGGGGGGCCATGGGGGACGCTCACGTCCGCGCTTCAGAGGGAGCCCATCACGTCACACAACCCAAAAACGGGAAGTCCGTGCCTGCCCTGATGCCGTGCCTGCCTTGCTGACGTGGTGCTGTCCGTGATGGGTGATGGGGGGAGTGATGCGACTGGGGGAGGGTGACGGAGGAGAGCGAGAGCTCGACTCCTCAGGGGTGAGGCCCTAATACATAAAGGATCTAAGGACTAATTAGAACGGGCCCAGTGTTCATTAAGAAGGTCAGGGCTTGTGAAATGCACATGTGTATGGGTATGTTGGGGAGAAGCCTTGCCCCCACTGGGGTGGATCCAAGTGGGTTTGGCGGCTGTGGCCCCTCCTGCCAGTAGATGACACCTACTGCCAACACATGAAACCTATCGACAACCGACCCGAGTTCACCATGGTTCAGATTCGGGAAGTCCGTGCACTCATCGGCCTTGCTGCACGTCGAGACATTGAGCCAAGGGACGCGATGCTGTTGTTTGCCCTGGTCGGTCACACCGACACCTACAGCGGCCGGGTCCGGGTGACTGCTGTTGCCCTGGCCGAAGAACTCCAGACCAGGGACAGCGAGGTGCGTGCCGGCCTGGCTCGCCTCAAGCGTCATGACATGGTTCGGCAGATCAAGGACCGGAACACCGGTGAGCGCTACTACCGGCTCAACCCCTACCTGTTCCAGACCACCAAGGGCCCGCTGCTTGGCCTGGCAATCAAGGAGTGGCAGGAAGCCTGAGCTAGCCTGCCCTCAGCACCTGTCGCTGCGGTAGCCCTAGGCGCGTGCAGGCCCGTACCGGCAGGTGTCAGGAGATCCACCCCCTTTGGTCGGCCGGGCCGAGTGGATCTCTGCTGCCTTGACACCCTGTTCTGCAGAAGTGCATACTTAGGGCAGGCGAAAGCCCCACCACCACCGGACCAACCATGAAGCCAAGCGCTGCCTGCCTTGACCGCCAGCGGGCCCTGGCCATCCCCGGCATGAAGTCCCTGCTGGCTGAGCTGAAGCGTGCCAAGGATGCTCACGTTGACGCGATGCTGAAGACCCCCAGCCCGTACACCAACGCCAGTCCCACCGTGAATCGGCTGCGTCGCAACACGGTTGTTGCCCGTGAAGTGGTGCGGCAGATCGAAGCCGACATCAACGCCAAGGGTGGTGCTTGCCTGCTCGAGCACGAAGCCAAGGAGATGAACCTGGCCGCGGCCTTGGTCACGTCCTGCTTTGTCCTGTGGCTGGGTCTGATCAGTGTTGCCAAGCAGCCGGTCCTGCTGCTCACCCTGCCCCTGCTGGTTGGTGGATCGGCCGCTGTGGTGAAGACCACCGAGCAGTTTCGATGACCCACCTCCTCCTGAGCGCGTCGGCCTCCGGCCTTCTCCTCGCCCAACTGTCTGGCCCGTGGTGTGGTCAGTACGGCAGCACCCCGTTCAATAACGGCAGCCTGGGTTGCACCGTGCCCAGCAGCACTGACCCGTATGGCACCCGGTTGATTGAGGACCCGTACACCCCCGGTGGTGTCAGAGCAGTTCCTGCAGCACCAGCACCAATGCCGGTGTTTACCCCAGGCTCGCGGTAGGTTGCACCTAGCAGCGCCTGGGGTGGTTCCCGGCTGCGATCACCATGGTTCTCCATGGTGGTGGTGGCAAAGCCCTCATCACTTCGGTGGTGGGGGCTTTGTTCTTGGTTCAGACTGACTGCATTGCACCACTGCACAGCTGATGTACCTCTGCAACCACGTCCGGCTTGCCTTGCATCTGGAGGGCACACCTGACCCATCGCTGACGGTGGTGCAGGCTGCTGTCACCAAGACCGGGTACAAGGGCTATGTGGCCCCTGGCTTTGTGGCAGCAGCACCTGGTTCCACCAGTGGTGGTGGGACAGGTGGTGGCGCCAAGCCCTGATGAGCTGGGAACCCCTTCCCCCTGAGCTCGAGCCCCTCCCGCACTTCGCTTGTTACTTGCTGCGGGAGCTCAACCTGGCGGATGCACCCACCAAGCAGCAGCTGGGCATCCTCCACTACCTCGAGCACGGTCCTGATCGGCAGATCATCACCGCCTACCGCGGCTGCGGGAAGAGCTTCCTGACCGGTTGCTATGCCCTCTGGCGGCTGCGGCGTGATCCCTTCAGGGAGAAGATCCTGCTGGTGGGTGCCACGGCTGATAAGAGCCAAGAGATCAGCACCTGGATGCTCAGGCTCTGCCGTGACATCGACATCCTCCAGTGCCTCCAACCACTCTCTGACGGCCGCGGGTCCGTCAATGCCTGGGATGTGGGGCCGTCCATCGTTGATCAGAGCCCGAGTGTCCGCGCTGTGGGAATCCTGTCCCCATCGCTGACCGGCAAACGCTGCACCTGCGCCATTGCTGATGACATCGAGACCCTCAGCAACTCGATCACACCGCTGAAACAGGAGCGTCTCGCCGCGGCCATCACCGAACTCGAGGCCATCCGCAAGCCCGAGGTGGAGGGTGAGCTGCCCCGCCAGACCATCTTCCTCGGCACGCCTCACCTGGAGTCCTCTCTGTACCTCCGGCTCAATCGAGAGCGGAACTACGCACAGCGGTTGTGGCCGGCCCGCTACCCCAATCCCAAGGACCCGGACGAGTGGGACTGCTACGACGGCAACCTTGACCCGCTGATGGCCGCTGAGGTGGAGGAGGACCCTGGCATCTCTGGCCAGCCCACCGACCCTGAGCGCTTCGGCCATGACGAGCTGATGCGCCGGGAGATGTCCATGACCCGGGCATCAGTCCAGCTGCAGTACCAGCTCAACTGCAGGCTCTCCACCCTGGACCGCTACCCCATCCGACTGGGTGATCTGATCGTCACCGAGCTCGATGGCAAGGCCTTGCCCGAGGTGATCACCTGGGCATCAGGCCCTGACCAGCGCATCCAGGACCTGATCTCGGTCGGGATGGGTGCTGATCGCTGGTATCACCGGCCGATGATCACTCAGGGCTGGATTGGGCAGGATGAGTCCTGGCAGTGCGTGATGGCAATCGACCCATCCGGCCGCGGCAGTGATGAGCTGGCCTGGGCGGTGCTGGCCACACTCAACGGCAACTTCTACCTGCTCGAGTCAGGCGGCACCACACAGGGCTATGCCGATGAGGTGCTCAAGGCCCTGGCCGAACGGGCCAAGCGTTGGAACGTCACCCAGGTGGTGGTGGAATCCAACTTCGGTGATGGCATGTTTGAGGCCCTCCTGAGCCCGGTGATGAACCGGATCCACCCCTGTGGCATCGAGGAGGTGCGGGTGTCGATGCAGAAGGAACGCCGCATCGTGGACACGCTCGCCCCGGTGATCCAGCAGCACCGGATGGTGGTCAGTAGTGAGCTGATCAGGAAGGACTACCGCGATGCTGAGCGGGATCCAGACAACGGCCACCAGCGATCACTGCTGTTCCAGATGAGCCGCATCACGACTGAACGCGGTGCCCTCACGTTAGACGATCGGATTGATGCTCTGTCGCTGGCGGTCCAGTTCTTCACAGAGGCCGCAGCCCAGGACCAGCGCAAGCAGCAGGCCAACCGTCAGCAGGAACTCATGGACTGGTCGGTGCAAGCGTTCATGGATGAGTCAGGAGCCAGTGTCGATGCACTGGCCCTCGGATTCAAGCCTGGTGGGCCTCGTCGCTCTTATGGGGGAGTGCAGCGTCTGGCAGTTGGCGCAAGGGGACGACCTTCTCCTTGAGGTTGGAGAAGTTGAGCTTCGATGCCATCTTGCTCTTCATCTGCTCAGTGCTCACCTCAGCCAGATTGGCGGTGATCTGATTCTGTTTGAGTAGCTGCATTGCTACACGGAGATCATCATTGTTGATGTCTTCCCCGTTTTCAATGCGATCTCGGACGGTGCGGACGACGGAGGCGTGTAGTTCTTCGAGCTCCTTGGCGAGATCAGCCATAGGTGCACAGGTGCATGGTTTGTTTCAGTATGGCTTCAGTGCCCGTCCCGTAGCTGCCGCATGGCCTTCCCGTTTCCGCTAAATCCCGTTGACGGGCAGGTGGTCAGCCAGACGCAACCCGATGGGTCGGTGCTGACCGCGACCTACGACCAGCCCCGGAACGAATGGATCGTCACCCGGCAACAGCCGGCCCCAACACCGATCACCGGCACCCCGCCGATCAACGTCTCCGCCACTGCTGACGGACAGGTGATCACCTGGGACAAGGTGCTTGGCACCTGGGTGGCCAAGGCACCTGCAGCCGGTGGTGGTGTTGGCGGCACCTATGTAAAGGGAACGCAAGCTGGCCCTGACACCACCAACCCACCAAGCCCTGGCGGCAAGCCGTTGGTGGCAGGGATGCTGCAGTCCACCCTGGAGAACCTGCACAAGGAACTCAAGGCCTGGGATGGCACCGCCTGGACGGAGGTGTTTGGCGAGGACACCATCAAGCAGTGGATCTCGGCTGGCTCTCTGTTCCGTGGCGTGGTCAAGGAAGCCACGCTCAGCACCCTGCCAGCTCCTGCCACTGCTAACCGGGGCTTCTACTACAGCTGGACCGGCAACCCTGGCTACGTGGTCAAGGCTGCTGATCCTGGCATTGGCACTGATCTCGTCGGTGAGATCCTGCAGGTCGGTGACTGGGTGCAGTCCGACGGGGCCAAGTGGGTGCACGTCCCTGGTGACCTGCTGAGCAAGCAACGCTGGGATTCCCTGGGCAGCTTCACCTCATGGTCTGACACCAGCTGGGAGAAGGGTTCAGTCGTCAGCTACCAGAAGGCATTTTTCCGTGCCAATGCACTGATCTCCCCTGGCGACCTGCCTCCTGGCGACCCTGGATCCAAGTGGACAGACATCACTCCACTGCCTCACATGAAGCTGGAGGAGCTGGAAGACTGCCACAACCTGGCGGCGGCTGCCGACATGCAGGTCCCCGCTTGGGATGCAGTCAACAACGAGTGGGTGCCTAGGCAGCTAGCCCTGAATGACCTGAGTGATGTCAACGCTGATGTCACCAGCCCAACCAGCGATGGTGCCGTCTTCCAGTGGGACCTCGCTACCCAGCAGTGGGTAGCAGCTAACACCCTGGCCCTACGTCTTGAAGACCTGGGGGACACCGGCCAACTTGGTGGCGCCACTGAAGGTCAGGTCCCGATCTGGGATGACACGAATAAGAACTGGAAGCCGTTCACCCTCCCTGCTGGCAAGTTCCTTGGCTCGCTAGCAACGCCACCGCTGACAGGGAATACCAGTGAGGTGTTCTATCAGAACGTTGCCGGTACGTTCCCCGTTGGCGCTACCACTCCGGTGCCGTATGTGGTGGGGATGAATCCAGTCCTACAGGCTGGGGCTGAACCAGATCCCGCCAATCCCAGTCAACCTCTGCGTAATACAGGTGGTGTAGTTGCGCTGACTGCTGGCTGGATCTTCAGCTTCAACGGCACCAACTACTCAGTCAACAACACAACCAAGCTGATTGCCCGCATCAATGCTGGTGAGACCAGCCCAACGCAATGGGCAACTGGTGTAACCCCTCCAATCACTGCTGTTACAGGATCGACTGCCCTCTTTGCCCAGGGCTTCTACCAGTGGAATGGAACAGCATGGTCTCCTATTGCTAACTCACTGTCGAGCCTCTCTGATACGGCGGCGCTAGCTACTGCCACCGATGGTCAGATGCCGACATGGGATGCAGCAAACAAACGCTGGATCCCTACCTACGCCCCCAATGAACTTAACGATCTTGACGATGTAAGGCTCGGTCCTCTTGCTGATGGTCAGGTCCTCAAGTTTGACCTTACCGCTAATGAGTGGCACAACTCAACAGTCGATAGCTACACCAAAGCTCAAGTAGACACCAAGATAAGCACCCTTGTTGTTGGCTTCGCTCACGGTGTTGCTGCTCAGTCAATCGTTCAAGACCCACCCACGGCGCCTGTAGCGGATGAGCTTTACATCGTCGGCACCCTTCCGACTGGACTCTTCGCTACCCACCCCAATGAGCTCGCTGTATGGGATGGGACCAAGTGGGTCTTCTCTGCTGCCCAGCCCAATGAGGCTCACCTCGTTGAAGATCAGTCAGCCACCTACGGATGGTCTGGCACTGCTTGGGTAAAGGTCGCTTCCGCTGTCTCTGGTGGCACCAGTGCCCAGGCCGGGGTCGGTGAAGTCATCCCCTGGATTGGTGACACCTTCCCAGCTACTGACTACCTGGAGTGCAAGGGCCAGGTGGTTGCGATCCCGACTTACGTTGACCTGCACAACGCCATCGGCAACAAGTACAACGCAGGCACCCCAGCTGATGGCACCAGCACCTTTGCACTGCCTGATCTGCGTGGGTACTTCCTACGTGGTGACAAGGCTGGGCTGACTGCCGGCACAGCACATCCATGGACTACTGGCCTACCTAAAGCTGGGTTTGGCACCAACAGCACAGGGGACCACAGCCACAGCTTCAAGCGATCCACAAACAACTTCTCAGGGGATGGCAAGTATCGGGATGGCAACCTGTCGTCGATCCAAGCAACTGGTGGTGGCGAAACGGTGTCACAAGGCATCGTGTCTGCCGGAGCCCACTCCCATACCGTCACTGGTGGCGATGCTGAAACGGCACCTGACCACTTCGTTGTTAAGTGGCTGATCCGTTACAAGCCCATCAACGGTGGAGCAACAGGTATTGCTGGACCAAAGGGTGACGCCACTCCCCTTGGTGAGGTCTGGCAGGTTGGTTCTATCCAGCAATCAATGCTGACTGAACCCCAGTGGGCCACGCTGCTTGGACCTGTAGAAGGTGCCAAGTGGGTGTTGGCTGATGG